CGTCCTCGCCGGCTTTGCTGCCTAATCCTCCGCAGAGCTATCCCATCCCCATCCCGCCCCCGGAAGGGGGCGGTCCCCCGGTAGAAGAAGGTGGCTCCAGGGAGCGCCGACGCGATTTTTTGAAAATGCCCCTCTCAAAGTGCTATCACTTAACTGTCTTTTGAGTGCATACAAAGGGCAAGAATAGCCATAGAATAGGCCCATGCCAATCAGTTTGGGGGTATTTTATGGCTACCAATAAGCGGGTGTTCACCCTCCGCCTATCCGATGAAGTATTCGAGAAAATCGGGAAGCTGGCTACCAGTGAGCACCGCTCCGTGACAAACTATATTGAGTTCGTACTACTGAGGCACCTGGAGGAGGTAGAGAGGGAGCACGGAGAGATTAAAACCGGTGAAACAGAGGTGTAACGATGTCTGTCCTGAAGTCCAAAAGGACTACCAGCAAGGCCGAGTTCGTGAATACGGCCAATCAGATTTATATTGAAACCTTGAATTTCCTCACCCGGCTGTCGGCCCGCTATTCCCGGCTCCTGGCCGAGCCTACGGCGGTTTTGGCTGGAGAGGTCATCGACCATGCGGAAAAGGCCAACAGCATTTTTCCGTCTGACCCTCAGCGGGTGGAGTTGAGAAAAGCTCATCTCTTGGAGGCCCGGGCCTCCCTCATGGCCCTGGATGTTCGGCTCACCCACTGCTATTCGATTATGAGCCAGAACCCACAGGGATGCTTTACCAACAGCAAAGGGAAAAGCCTGCCGCCTTCTGAGGCGACGGAGAAACTGGACCGCATGGCTCAAAGCCTGGGAGAAATGATAGACCAGGAAAATGAGCTGCTGAAGGGGCAAATCAAGAGCTTGTCTCAAAAGAAGGAATAACTCGTCATTGGGTGTATGTCTGATAATCCAGGCTCGGTGTTTTTCGGCCCTTGCGGGCCGTCTGGTGGTGGCTGCGCTCCGCCAATTACAACAACAACAATAACTTCTGTAATGTGAACACCGACGGCAACTACAACAATAACAATGCTTCCTGGTCGGCGGGCGTCCTCGCCGGATTTTGCGGTATGCGGGGTCAAATGGAGTAGCGAGAGTGAAAGACGACCCACGCAAAAGGAGACATACTTCCCTGGGTGAAAATCCCTAAAACTGCTCCGCTTGGGAGAGCGGAATGGAACATAACCTATTGGGAAATAGCCGATGTTCCATCTTTTGATGCCCTCACACGAACGCTTCTTGCATGGTGGCGGGAGAGTGCCTTACCCCATTTCATGTGTTAGGGCCACGCAGATTGTTCGGCACCCTACAATCATCTGTACGAAAGGCGAATACCATATTATGACGAGCAAAGAGCGCCGGGAGGCGCGATACCACAGGCGCCAGGCTCGCCGCCTGGAGAATAAGCGAGCCCGCTGTGAGAGCCTGGGCGGACTGAAGAAGGCATTTTCCTATCGGAAGATGTTCTTCCATGGGAAGAAGTGCTGCAACAGTGTAGGCTGGAAGCAGAGTACCCAAAACTTCGGGCTTCACCTGTTTTCTGGAACGGCCCGCCGCCGGAAAGATATATTGAAGGGGCGGTATAAATTCAAGAAATGCTCCCACTTTACCTTGACGGAACGTGGGAAAATCCGCCCTATTGATGCCCCTCATGTGACAGACCGGCAAATCCATAAGACCTTGTGCAATGAGGTCCTGATACCCCTTTATAGCCCCAGCATGATATATGATAACGGAGCGAGCCAACGAGGGAAAGGGCTTCACTGGGCATATCGGCGTTTGGAGGAACAGCTTCGTTGGCACTTCCGCCGGTATGGGCGGCAGGGCGGTGTGTTCCTTCTGGACCTGAAGGGCTTCTTCCCGAATGCACCTCATGCTGCCTTGTATCAGAGACATCAGCAGCTCATCTTCGACCCCGGCCTCCGAGCGTTGGCCGATTCCGTTGTTGCCAGTTCCCCATGCCCTACTCCTGGCCGCGGTATGCCTCTGGGGGTGGAACCGTCTCAACAGGAGATGGTGGCCCTTCCCAGCAGTATTGACAACTGGATCAAGTGCCAAGCTGGTGTCCATGTGGCTGGGCATTACATGGATGATTACTATATCGCCCTGCCGGACATTGAGGAGCTGAAGAAGCTAGCCCGAGAGGTCGTGCGTCGCTTTGAGGCCATGGGCATCCGGGTGAATAAGAGAAAATGCAAGATAATTCCTCTCACCAAACCCTTCCGTTTCTGCAAGGTACGCTTTACGCTTACCGAGAGTGGAGCTGTCAAACGGAATGGCTGCCGGGATGGGATGAAGCGGAGCCGCCGTAAGCTGAAATTCTTCCAGAGGGAGGTCGCCGCTGGCCGACGTACCTTGGCTGATGCAGCTGAGTACGCCCAATCTCAGAGAGGATATTACCGTAGTTTCGATGACCACGGGCGACTGCTTCGTTTGGAGCGACTGGCCTATGCAATTTTTGGAGGTGTTAAACTGTGTTCAAAATCCTTAAAGACGGAGCCCAAATCGGCATGACCGAAGCCCCGAACTACATAAAATTGGCACCCAATGGATGCTACAACCTCTGCCCTGAGCCTGAAGCTCAGGGCATTGTTTTTTCTGGAACTGTGTACCAACTCATCGGACGAGAGGAAATGGAGGGCAGCCTGGACACTGTCTCCCTGGAAGAAACCGATGCAGGGAACGAGATTGCCAAGGCTGTGGGGGTCAATGGCATTATGTTTGTCACCCTGACTGAAGCCGGGAGCATTGATGATACCACTGCATCAGAACACGCAGACCTCTTTTCCCCCTGGGCGTATCCTGTGAATTATACCACTGGTCAAATTCGCCGCTATACTGACGGAAAACTTTATAAGTGCCTCCAGGCACATACCTCGCAGGCTGATTGGACCCCCGACGCCGCATCAAGCCTATGGGTGAGCATTTCTGACCCCGCCGAGGAATGGCCGGAATGGTCCCAACCCCTCGGCGCCCATGATGCTTATGCTCAGGGTGCAAAGGTGAGCCATAACGGGAAGCACTGGACGAGTGATATTGCCGCCAATGTGTGGGAGCCTGGCGTCTATGGGTGGACGGAGGTAAAAAGCTGATGGGAAAATATGTGGCGAGAGGCCGAGCAAAATTCAAGGGGTTTTCAGGCCCTGTCAACATCCCCTGGGGGTCCGTCCTGGATGAGCAGGACGGACTTCTTTTTTGGCGTGGAGCTGCCGTTTGCGGCATCACCAGCCAGAACGCCTATGACTACTTCTCCCGGGATGATGACGGCCAGGGGCAGCTCCGAGGCAAACTGGTGACTGCCATCAAGGAGAAACTGGAAAAGCGGGACGCCGGGTACCAAGCCCGCTGGGACAAAGTGTGGGGCGACGAGGTGTGCCAGAAATACCGGCGTCCTGAGCACGATGACTGGTGGGTCTGGAACCACGATTTTTTCAATGCTCCAATCCCTGACCTCCGGCATATTGCTGCCTTGGTCGGCGCTCCTTCTGTTTGGTGAGGGGGCGAAACCATGGGAGGCTTCCATATCATTGAAAGGCTTTGCGCCCTTGCCGAGGAGCAGAACGCCATCATCCGGGCTATGAACCTACGCCTTGGTGAGCTTGGCGCTGCTTTTGGTGAGGACGAGCTTTCCTCCGCTGATGAGCTATACAGGCAACTCGTCGGCGGAGAGTTCTATACGAAAGGGGGTGATACCAGTGGTCCAAATTGAAATTGGCGAGCTGCTTTTGGCCTTTGTAGCTGCCATGGGCATTCCGAGTGCGATTATGGGCCTCATCGTCTGGCGGCTGAAGGGGCGCATTGAGGAAAAGGACGCAGCCCAGACCAAGAGGCTGAAGGACCAGCAGGACCTTTTCCTCATCATTGTTCAGAGCACCAGGGCCTCCATTGCCCTGGGGGAGGCCACGGCCAAGGCTGTGCAGCGTATCCCTGATGCACATTGCAATGGGGATATGCGAACCGCCCTGGAGTATGCCACCAACATCAAGCATAAACAGAAAGAATTTTTGGATAGACAGGGCATTTCCGCCCTGCTGGATGACTGAAAGGAGAATTTACTATGACATTCGACGTGACCTCTGTCGTAGAAGCTGTTCTCGCCCTGGTGGGCGCTATCATTACCTGCGTTTTGGTGCCCTACATCAAGAGCAAGACTACTGCCGAGCAGCAGAAGGAAATCAATGCGTGGGTGAAAATTGCCGTTTCTGCTGCCGAGCAGATTTATAAGGGCCAGGGGCGTGGTGAGGAGAAGAAGGCCTACGTCCTGGAGTGGCTGCGGGAACGTGGCGTGACCGTAGATGAAGCGAGGCTCGATGCCATGATTGAGGCCGCCGTCTATGAGCTGTCCCAGGGCCTCCTCCCCCTGGAGGGCGTAGTCTATGAATAAGAAGCCGGTTTCCTACCTCCAGACCGACCCGCGATGGGCAAAGAAGCCGTACCGGGTGAAGGGGGAAAACTCAACCATCGCCGGCTCCGGCTGTGGCCCTACTGCGGCGGCCATGCTGATTGAGACAATTACCGGCAAGACCTTCACGCCCGAGGACGCCTGTAACTGGAGTATGGCACATGGGTATAAAGCCCTGAACCAGGGAACCTATTACAGCTACTTTACTCCGCAGTTTGCTGAGTTTGGTATCGACTGCCAGATGCTCAACTGGACGAATACCTATGGCAAGCCGGATCATCCGAACCACGGGAAGGTCGTGGAGAAGCTGAAGGAAGGGTACTACGCCATTGCCCTGATGAACAAAGGCCTCTGGACCTCCAGCGGCCACTTTGTTGTTCTGTGGTGGCAGGATGATAAAGTTCGCATCAATGACCCGGCGAGCACCAAGGCGGCCCGTGTGAACGGGGACATCCGCACCTTCAGGAGCCAAGCCAAATATTACTGGCTGATTGATGCCAGACAGTTCAACAGGGAGGATGACGACGATATGGACCAGGATAAATTCAATCAGATGTTCCGGGAGGCCCTGGCCACCCACCAGCGGGAGCTCATGGACAATGACTGCGGCGAGTGGAGCCGGGAGGCCCGGGAGTGGGCTGTCCGGGAGGGGCTGTTCGCCGGCAATGGAACCACCGCAGACGGTCAGCCCAACTATATGTGGGGCAGCCCTCTGACCCGTGAGCAGGCCGCCCAGCTGTTCTATCGCTTCGCCCAGAAGTATGGGCTTGCCTGATGGGGAGCGGCAAGAGGCTGGCCCCTCAGAAAGGCGGCTTCCTTGCCCTCCTGGGGCGGCTGGGCTTCACCAACTGCCTTGCTGTCCTTCTGGTGCTACTGCTGCTCGTGGGGCTGGCCGGCGGCTTCGTCCTGGCCGTCCTGAGTATCAGGTATCAGTACACCGGCGCCCTGGCCTGCTGGACGGTGGTATTCACTCCCATTGGTACCGCTGTCTCCATTGTCCTTGTCCGCATAGTGGATAAGAGCCGAGCCGAAAACACTGGGGCGGATGGGGAGGGCATAAAGTACGCCGCCGCCAAAGCTGCCCAGTTTGCGCCCGGGCAAGAGACTGAGGGCTCCATAGATAGTCCAGCGATATGAGGGCGCTTTCTGGGCCTCCAGGCGGTTCTTTCTCTTTCGTGTATCCTTTCCCCTAGTTGATGCCAAACGGCGTCCCAGCGGCCTCCTATGGGCCAAAAATGGGCAATCTCTGTTTGCCTCCGCCTATACTTGCGCTCTGGCCCCCTATATGCTATACTCTGGAGGAGGAGCCAACCCAAGACTATTCCGGCCCTCTCTGACCCGTGGTATTACCGTGGCATTGTCGCATCCGTGGAATGTGTGGACATCACGGAAAATGTATAAGTTCAGAGATTAAAAAGAGCTGGAAGTCTACAAAATACGAGATAATTCCCATAGACGGTTGAGTGGGAATAATTTCAGAGGCCCGGAAAAGCCTGAAATAACTGGGTTTTTGAAGGGTTAAGGCCCTCCGTGGCAACGATTTGGCAACACTTTTTCATTATTCATAAAAAGAGAGCTAACTGATTTTGATTAGTCAGTTAGCTCTCTTTCTTTTATATTGATTCTTCCGCTACATACTGGATCTGGATTTTCGAAATATCGTATTCCGCACCTTCATGTGAAAGACTTTCAACCCATCTTTTCATGGAAGGTAAAATTGCTTCTGGCGCGATAATTGCAAAAACACAGGTAAAGTTTCGATGCTTTAATGTTTCATAATTAGCCCCTGCTCTATATAAACGTTCAAGCGATGTTCTGAGCATTTGAATGGTTCGCGGTTGTTTCCAATATTTAATTTCATATATCAAATCGATGTTATCCATTGTTGATACGGCAACACCATCATACTCATATTTACCAATCTTGATATTGCGCAAAAAAGAATACCTGCGTTTTTTCCGAACAGGCCACTCATTTACAACCTTGGCAAAGTAACGATCTTCAATATCCAAGTGCTTGATTATTGCTGAATGCTCGGATACGTTTGCCTGCAACTCATTTTCTCTAACTTCCTCCGTTGTTTTCTCGAATATTTCAGAATTCTTCATTTTCTCATTCTCTAACTCATGTCGAATTCGATCTGCCTCTATCACTGCATCAAGATTCTTTTGAACTTTTTTCCAATTAGTTATTCCGGTAACTAACAGAATGATACCCGCAACAAACAATAATACGCAAGCAATAGGAAGAACAATAATCACTATTTTCCAAAGAAAACTTTGCTGTTGAAGTAGATTCTGCGAATATTGTGATAAACCGTCGAAGTCAATTTGGCTAATTAGGATTACATCATTGCTAAAAACGAAGTAAAGGACAACGAACGGCAAAGCAATAAATATAACGCCAAGCGATACCAAAAATTTATGGAGGCTATCATATTCTAATTTGTCCATATTCTTATCCTCCTTTACTCGCCTATTTTGTCATTAAAATCCTCAACGAGCATATCACTAAGCTCCTGCGAAGGAGTAACTTTATGCCAATATCCGGAGGTATCAAATTCGGGATAGTGATAACGCCAGCGGTCATAGTCCTCCTGAGTGATCTCACCCGCCTCCAGCATGGCGGCGGCCTGCTGCCAGGAACAGAGCATCTCGTGAAGCCGGGCGGTATCCTTGCTCTTCCGTACATCGACCTTCAGGCAGACTTCTCCATCCATCTCGCTAATCTTGAGACCGTAGTTATCCTCCAGGGTAAACAGGGTGTGCATCAGCCCCACATAGGAGTCTATGTCCGGGACGGAGAGTGCATGGGGCGAGACATCCAGTACCTGGGCTAAGGCGGCGGTAAGGTCTGCCTTTGGGGTTCTTGATCCTGTTTCATACTGAGCAAGGCGCACATCGGCAGACTTCTCCGGGAAGCCCAGCGCCATGCCGAGATATTTCTGAGTCATCCCCCGCAGGAGACGAAAAAAGTGAATCCGTTCGCCAATCGCCATATCATCCACTCCAATCGTTGGTTCTTCTTAGGAAAAGCGTAGCAGAAATGCTTAGTAAAGTCAAGAGAATCCTAAACAATTTTATTTAATTTATTTTGCGCACCCTAATTGACACAAGCTATTTTGCTTAGTATAATGACGATAGACTAAGCATAATAGCTTAGTGTCAATAAATAAAAAAGAACTGCCGCAATCCCTGGTTATATATTCGGGAAAAAAGTGGCGGACGAAAGTGAGGAGGCATTTATGGAACACAACATCCAACCGCAGCAGCCATCAACGAAGAAAGGAAGGTATTTTCAATGCAGGCACAAAACTTTATGCGCGTGGAGGAAGTGGCCCAGGCGCTGGGCATCTCCAAGTCCCACGCCTACAAGGTGATCCATAAGCTCAACGCCGAACTCCGTGAGAAGGGCTATCTGACCATCTCAGGGCGGGTCAATCGGAACTTTTTCATGGAGAAGTTTTGCTATGGCAAGACGGGAAAGTCCAATGGTATGAAGTCAAGTAGGTGATGCAAGAAAATTTTAAGCGAAAC